GTAGCCCACCTACCACACTGAGCAAGTGTGAAATCAATCGCTTGGGGAATAGCTTTGTCAGTATTAAATGCTGGAGTAAATTCGTAACCATAAGTACCATCCCACCAGAAGAAATCACGGTCAATTTTCTGATAAAGTTTTGGCTCGTACCCAAGACCACCAGCAAACCGTAACATACTACCATAATTAGAAGTACGTACACGGGTTCCAGTGCTGGTAAATAGAGCTGAACCAAGACTTCCAAGGGATGTGGCACGGTATACCTTGCCATCAGTTGCACATAAAATCCAGTAAACTGTACCATCCGGGGCTACCCATCTGGTTATTTCATTTATGTTGGTGGCAACGGAAGTAGCTGTACCCCTGCCTTTACGCTTATAAATTAAGCCCGGTTTATCAAACTCAGCATTTATGAGTTCCGTGCAGGCACTGATACCAACTTCTTCAGGATCAACTTGTGTGACCAGCCCCCCATCTAGTGGGATTTGCTGAATCACTATCTACCCTTCGTACCTATGCCTTCGGGTTTTTCTACCTGGTAACGATCATTTAATACCTTCACTAAGTTTAAGGCATTGTTGTAAGCGGATTGGGCACGGTCAGCTTTAGCATCCATACGCCAGAGCTGTGCTTCGGCGAAATCTAAAATCAACTCGTGTAGTGCTGGATTGAGTTCACACTCAGCAGTTATAGCACCAGCCACGTAATCAGTTGGTTCTGTGAGATACCATATATCAACCAAGGCTACCGATGTTGGTTTTACATATATTTTTTCTTGAAAAACATAAGCTACCGGGTTTGATGTTGTACCAGATAAATAACTATTTTCAAGACGTTTTAAATCCTTGGTTTCAACCATCGTACACCAGAGGTCGTTTGTTTCGTCATAGATACCAGTAATACCACCACGAATCGGAGTGATACCAGCATCACTGAAACTAACCACACCACTTGCAAGTCCTGCGTTACCCACTATCCGTTCCATCTCAGTTAGATAACCGTTATCCAGCATATTACATACTGTACGCATAGAGATGTTGATTGCATCGATTTTTGCCGCTTCTGTGAACACACTCTGTGCTGGGTCTTCAAGCCGTAATCCCAGATTGCTATTCATTCCTGTTCCTGTCATTTTAGTTTACTCCATTTTTAGTTTTTATATTATTTTCCTGAGTATCCAGAGGATTTAACTCCTTAATCTGTAGCTCCACCGCCTGCCGTCCCCCCTGAAAAATCAGTGTATTAGCCTGAGATTCCATTGTTCTCGCCTGACACTCAGCTGTTGTCCGCTGACTCTCAGCTTCCTGAGTCTGGAGATTCTTCAGATGCTCTTGAAGCTGGCTCAACGTTATCACTTTTGCTGGTGGTGTCTCCACTGGTGGGTTTTCTACTACCATTTCCTTCTGTTTGTCTTTGAACTTCATTGTTACTCCTTTGTTATGCGTTTTCTAAGGCTGTTACCTTAGTTGATAATTCTTGGATTGCTTTGATAAGATATGGAACAAAATTAGAATAGCCAATAGAAAGACCACCACTATAGCCAAGAGGAGTTGCTTCTTGTGCTTCTATACCCACAACAGCTTCCACAGCTTCCACAGCTTCTACTGCTATAACTGCTTCTTCTGTAACATTTCCATCATCATCCAATACTGCATCCTTAGCTTCCACAGCTTCCTTAGCTTCCACACCTGTCACGCCTGGCACGCCTGCAACAGCATCCTTAGCAGGTTTCTCCTTGAAGGAATCCTCAGTACCACTAACTACTAAAGGAAAATTAGGTAACACTTCTTGTGCTATTAAACCAGCATAAGTTCTATCACCTTTTCCATATTTCCTTTTCCATGTTATTGGACGTAAACTATTTATACTACTAAGAATAGAATCTATATTTTCAATATCTTTTTTTATTCTAAAATCAGAACCTGCCTGCCATACATTGTCAGTAGGAGATAAATGAGCTGCAACTGAACTATCAGAATAATCCCATACTCTAAGGTCTCCTTGGGTAGCATAAGCCCCACTTGAGATATGCTGTAAATTCCATTGAGCGTGTCCTTCTTCTGTAAAATGTAGTGTACTATCACTACCATCATTTCCATTTATTTCTATAGTAACATCCCCAGTAGAACTTGCGACTTCAAGTTGTACACCAGGTGTAGTAGTCCCAATACCGACATTGCCACTTATATCAAAACATACATCTGAAGTAGCACTATCTGTAAAGACAAGTTTATTTGCTAGTGTTGCATGTCCTGTACTATAAAAAATTGCATTGAAATTATTAGCAGAATTGTACCAACTATATCTACAATCAGCAGCAGCACCAGTGCTCTGGTTATTAATACTTATTGCAGTTGAAGCATTTTGGTTATTTTCAACATCTAAATCTTGCCCTGGTGCATCAGTCCCAATACCGACATTGCCATCTTCATTTATTCTCATCCGTTCTATATCATTTGTTGCATCACTCGCAGTATGGAATGTTAAATAAGCATCTTCACCTACACTCCCGGCTGACTTGCATCTTATAGCACCTTTAATACCAACACCAGCTCCACTACTATCAACGCTTTGTTCAAATTCTATTGCACCTATAATTTGGTTAGCGTTAACGTCAGAATCGGGATTATCTAATCTTATTATAGCTGTCTGTTCACCACTAACGTGTAAAAGCGTATCAGGTGAATCAGTCCCAATACCGACATTGCCACCACTCAAAATATTCATCAGAGGAGTTCCAGCACTACTCCACTGATATCCACCCCAAGCTGAAGTATACGATGAATCCCAACCTACCATCTTTGTAGCATCATCTACATAATATTTACTACGGATTTGATTAGCTCCATCATTGACAAACAATGCATAAGCTATTTCGTGGTCATTTGTTGTGCTTGTAATAAGAACCATCTTGTCTGAGGTTCTAGGAAAATATGGGGTGTGAGCCCCAGTATCTCCAATATGAAGCATTTCTCTTGGTGCAGAAGTCCCAATACCAACATTGCCATCCTTATCAATACGCATTGCTTCTACATATTGGCCCCCATCTTCTACTGTAAAAGCTAATTCTGCTTCATCATTTGATTCAGATAAACATACAATTCTAGCATGGCCAGCACCATCTGGATTATTGTTAACAAACTGTAAAGCAGCATACGAAGTCATTCCCTCCATATTAGTATTCACTATCTGAAGAGTAGCACCTTCCCCGTTAGACTGTACTGCTCCTGCGTCATATGGTGTAGATTCAGAACTTTGGATATTAAGAAGTGTATTTGGACTAGCAGTCCCAATACCAACATTGCCATCTGAATCAATACGCATACGTTCATTTAAAGAAATACCTGCATTTGTAAAAAAAGCCAAATCTCCTGCTTCAGTGCCAGCATTGGTATTTATCATCTTAATACCCGCTTTGGTTCTAGCTCCTGGAGTTGTACCAAAATATAAAGATGCAGTTCTGTCTAGAACATTGTCAGATGTAAATATATTTTGTGCAACAGTATTTCCTAATCCTTCTACTTGGAGAGTAGCCTGTGGTGAAGTAGTCCCAATACCGACCTTTGAGGTCGTTATATAAATTGGAGAAACATTCCCATCTCCATCTTTTATCTGTCTGGCTGTAGAAGCATCAATTCCTCCGTCAATTGCAAGAATATCACCCACACCATCACTGATTGTTTTTGTTTTTAAATCTGCCATTTCTTATTCCTTTATATTGTTATGCAGTTACACTGCGATACAGTTTAGTGCCAACGTGAATGTGTTATCCCCAGCTGTCATAGGAGGGGCTGTTATCGTGTACTTACTTGCTCTTTTCCAGTAAGCCCTATCTGATAGCCCATCCGACCCCGATGTTGTATGGCTTAAATACAAACTGGAATCTGAATATTTTACTCCGTTTAAATTGATGTACCCACTTGCAAATACAGTAGGACTGGCTCCCTCCTCAAAGGTAACCGTCATAGAGTTTGTTGTACTGGCTCCTACGGTCACTACTGGGGTCATCTTTTGCTCTGAAAATAAATCTTTTAAGCTCCATACCACATCGGGAGTAATATCATCCCCAAAGGATGGTGGAGCTATTAGTGTTAACTGGTACTCGTTTGGGTCTAGGTCTATGTTGATATTCTGGGCTGTATTAGTAGTTGAATCATTCTCGTCATCCACACGTAGCGTTACTGCTACACTGCCTAAATCTTGTAAATTCAGGTCTACACCAGCTTCCCATTCTATAGTCTGGCGTTTCCATACATCAGTTATGGTTAAATCCTGAGTCTTCTTAACGTCTCCGCCATATACAATAGATGCTGTTACTTCGTTTGAATCCCCTGTATTCCAATCCAGTCCACGGGCATCAAATTCAGCAACCACCTTACCAGACTGTTTGTAATATCCAATCACTACGTTTTGAATCTTTACGTTGCCGGGGTTAACTGTTCCCCCTGCTCCTGTATTATAATTATAACTATATGCCATTTATTCCTTTATTTACTCCATCAGGAGGATGGTAAGGAGAACACCAGTTCAACCACCACCCCCCATCAGGATTTTGATTCCCTCAAGAGACAAACTCTATCAGGATTATTTTACAGTTAACTAGCTAACTTAATAGCCAGCTGGTCCATCTACCATCAGTGCTTGCATCCTGGGAGCACTACAAACGAGCTGACCCATAAAAAATATTCTCGCCTGCAAAGCATCTATAGTCTCAAGAGACTTAAAATCCTCCATAGAAAAGAATCTTTTTGCGTGCACTTTAAAGGAGAGGTATTTTGAGTTAAGAAAATACATCTGGCCTGAGGGTGTATGGCTATCAACAACAACCGTGGCACCTTTAAACCTTAACGTCTGGAAGCCAGCGTCAGCTAAAGTTGCATCACCGGAAAAACGTTTGTTGGCCTGCAAACTCGATTCATAGGCGTCAAAAATCGGTTGGCTGGTAACAATCAAATCCGGTTGATCGTTGTCAATAGTAGCGGCAGAATATGCTCTAGTCATAGCCTTCACACCATCTGCTACACCATTGGTTGTTGAAGTAAACTCGCTGAAACTCATCGCATCAGTTGCATCTACCATCTGGGCTGGAGTTCTTGTTCCGCCAGATATTGGAAATGAACCAATTTGACTGTCCCACCAGGTAAGGGAATCGGAGTTGATACCACCTAGTGACCGATTGTAACCAACAACAGCGTTGTCTACGTTACCAGGAGAGTGCCACACTGATGTGTCAGATCCTAGGTCTTCGATAATACCACCACCAGCATCTTCACCGGTGTAGTCACCACTGGCCAATGTTCCAGCACCATTTAAGGTGGTCAGTCCATTGGTTACAGCAGTAGCTGCAAACAAACCTGAACCAAAGAGGTCCTTGATTGTTTTTTCAGCGTTTTTCATTTTTGCCTTCAAAATTGAAAGCACTTGATTCGAACCACTATTGATATGGATCTCATCCTGTGAGATCACAACAGAATTGTAAGCTGTTGCCCAATCCCATACGGATTTTTGAGCTATATCAACAATGTCATTGTCTAAGCCGCTACCAGCAGCCAGATCACCTGTTCCGGGTACTATCCACCCAGAGTTTGTATTTTGTGCATATTCCACTGGTACGTTAATTTTCACACCACCATCTAGCTTTTCAGCGTTTTTCAATAGCTTTAAGCAGAGAGCGTT